TTTATTTATCCGACCCTTCGTAGAATTCAGCCTGACATAGTGAGACAATGGGAACAGTCTTTTGCCAAGATTAGAGGAAAGTGGGATGACTGATGGCGGGCGATAGAACCCTAAAGCTCTCGATTCTTGCTGATGTATCTAACCTTGGAAAAGAGCTAAACAAAGGCACAAAAGAGGTTGAAGGTTTTGGCACTCAATTAGCCAATGTTTCAGAAAAGGCCGTCAAAGCTTTTGCGGCTATTGGCGTTGCTGTTGGCGCGTTCTCGGTAGCTTTTGCTAAGGCCGCCGCCGAAGATGAAGCAGCTGCTAACCGATTAGCCGAAACTATTGGCGCGGTTACAAATGCAACCTCGGAACAGATTAAAGAGGTTGAGCAATATATAACAACCACAGCTCTTGCAACCGGAATCACAGATGATCAATTGCGCCCAGCTTTTGCAAGATTAGTTAGATCGACTAAAGATGTTGAAGATGCCACTAAGTTATTGAATCTTGCTTTGGATTTAAGCGCTGCAACTGGCAGACCATTGGAACAAATAGCTGCTGCTCTTGGTCGAGCATACGATGGAAATACGACCGCGCTTGGTCGATTGGGATTGGGTATAGACGCCAATTTAATTAAAAGCAAAGATTTTAACGCAATTTATAAACAATTAAACGCTACTTTTGGTGAGTTTAGTGAAAAGCGATCTGAAGAAGCAATTGTTAAATTTCAGCGCCTGCAGGTTGCCGTTGATGAAGCGAAGGAACAAATTGGAGCTGCTTTATTACCAGCATTTGAGCGTTTAGGTGATTGGTTAATCAACGAAGGTGTCCCTCGCTTAAATGCGTTTATTGCTGGCTTAACTGGCGATAATTCTTTAGTCGCCTCTTACACCCTTGCTCAAAAGAAAAGCGATGAATTCGGTCGTAAAGTTCGCGGTGTAATAAACACATTTATCGAATACAAAGATGTTCTAATTACCGTTGCCGCCGTAACAGCTACAGTTTTCGTCGTTTCCAAGATTGCAGCTGGTGTTACGGCCGCAATAGCTTTAATCAGATCTTTGATTGTCGCTTACAATGCTCTAAAAGCAGCTGCCGTCACAGCCTCAATTGCTTCGGCTTTTGCGCTAAATCCACTTCTAGGAGCTGCTGCCGGTGCTGCTGTTTTCGGCGCATTGGGATTAGCTGCTAAAAAATTGTCAGATATGGACAACGAAAATCTGCCGACCGCGCCTACATACAACGATCGAGTTGTCGCTGAGATACAAAGTCGCGCAACAATTCCAGCAAGCGTTTCCAGTTCGGTTTCGAGTTCTACTGCCGGATTAACAACAGCAAGTCCAGCCATTACAAAAGCTGCTGAAGCGACTCAAAAGGCCGCAATTGGTGTTAGTAACTTTAATGCTGGTTCTTTCCGTATGGCTGAAGCTAGAGAAGTCAATGTCTATGTATCAGCACCAAGCGCTATCGACAAAGAAGGATTTACAAGAGCTGTGGTCGATGCTTTGAATGAGAGCCAATCGCGGTTAGGCGGTGGCGCTAGCCAGTTCGACCAAATTCCAGTATGACCCTTTGGAATCCTGTTTATCGCGTTCAAGTGAATGGTGTTACAGCTACTTCAGCGACCCTTGCCGGTTTAACTATTACTTCAGGCCGAACAGATATTTATTCGCAGCCCATTGCTGGTTATTGCAATTTAAGCCTTATTGAAACCAATGAATCAGAAATTGTTTATGAAATCAATGATGCGGTTACTGTTCAAGTCAAAGATACTTCGGGCAATTATGTAACGCTTTTTGGCGGTTTTATTACCGACCTAACAATTATTGTGCAAACTTCCGGATCAACGGCACTTAGCCAACGAATTAATATCATTGCCGTCGGAGCCTTAGCCAGATTGGTCAGATCAATTTATGTCGGCAATCTAGCGTCAGACAATGAAGGTGATCAAATTTATGAAATTCTACAATCCACACTTTTAGGTCGGTGGAATGAAGTACCAGCCGCGACGACCTGGAATACTTACACACCGACGACTACTTGGCAAAATGCCGAGAATAGCGGTTTGGGAACTATCGACCGTCCCGGTAATTACACTTTAGATTCACAAAATAACCTGAACAATACGGTCTATGAAATCGTTGCCGGTTTAGCAACTTCCGGACTTGGTTATCTGTTCGAGGATGCTGAAGGTCGAATTAATTATGCGGATTCCACCCACAGAGCCGACTATTGGGGCAACAATGGATTCGTTGAGTTAGATGGAAATCACGCATTTGGACCGGGCTTACAAATCACCAAAAGAGCCGGTGATGTGAGAAATAAAGTGACGATTTCTTACACAAGCTCAGGCAATTCAACGCATACGGAAGAAGACGCCAATTCCATTGAGAATTATGGGCAACTGGCAACAACAATTGCGACAACCTTAAAGAATCAAGCTGACGCCGAAGAACAAGCGCTGTTTTATTTAGCGCTTAGGGCTGACCCTAATTATTCAATGCGCCAAATATCATTTCCCATTGGCTCAACCGAAATAGACAACAGCGATCGCGACAACTTGCTAAATGTATTTATGGGGTTGCCATTAAGAATTACAAATCTGCCGACCAATATGGTCGACGGCCAATTTGAAGGATTCGTTGAGGGATGGACTTGGCGAGCCGGATACAACAGTCTCCAGCTTGATTTAAATATTTCGCCCTTTGCCTTTTCCATTCAGACCTACCAATGGCAGGATGTAAATCCCGCTGAAACTTGGAACACCCTATCCGCCACCCTGACTTGGGAAGACGCTACAATCGTCGCCTAAAGGAGCCCTATGCCAACAACAAGTAACTTCGGCTGGACAACCCCAGCTGATACCGATTATGTCAAAGATGGTGCGCTTGCGATCCGCACTCTTGGAAATGGAATCGACACCTCGTTAGTCGATTTAAAAGGTGGCACAAGCGGCCAATATTTGGTAAAAAATTCAAATACCGATTTGGATTTTACTTGGACGACCAACACAGCTGACATTGACGGCATTACAGCGACTTCTCCTTTAACGGGTGGCGGTACTTCCGGAACAATTACAGTCGGAATACAAGACGGAACAACAGCTCAAAAAGGCGCGGTTCAATTAGAAGATTCAACCTCGAGTACCTCGACTACGAAAGCGGCGACTCCAAACAGCGTTAAATCGGCTTATGATTTAGCAGATGGCGCAATCGCCAAATCTTTAGTTGATGCTAAAGGCGATTTAATAGTTGGAACAGCAGATAATACGGTTGCAAGATTGGCCGTTGGCGCAACAAACGGACATATTCTTACGATTGACTCAAGCACAAGTACCGGCCTAAAATGGGCGGCAGCTGCAGCGGGAGCGAGTGGTTTTACTTTTATTAGTCGTAATACCTTTAGCAATGTCGCAACAGTCGATATTGATCCTTTTAACGATACTTACGAGACCTATCTAATGATTATTGAAAATATATCAGCAGCCAATACAACGGATGATATTTTAATTAGAGGCCGTTACGGAAGCACCGTTCACACCGGCAACGATTATTATGCTGCCAATGCTTATATTAAATATGATACAACCGCTTGGACTTGGATAAATTCAAATGGAATTAGCTCTTTTACAGTAATCCCACAGACCAACGCATCGTATCAAGCACAAGCCGCAATCTATTTCAACAATGTTGGAGATGCGTCCAAGTATTTTGGTATGTATGGTCAATGGAGCACTCGCGAGGGAATGCTCGGCGGACAAATTGCTGGTGAAATCTTTAGTCAACAAACTTGGGGCGGAATTAGACTTTTGAGTTCTGGTGGCAATATCACAGGAGAAGTTACCTTCTACGGATTGGCAAAGGCATAAGATGACACTCAATGAAATAATTGCAGAAATGAAAGCAGCGAATCCAACTTTGCGCAAAGGTTCGGAAGAAATCGGATATGAGCAATTAACGGCTGAAGAATATGACGCGACAATTGCTGAATGGGCTAACAATCGTTTTACTAAATTGAAAAAGGTAGAAACTGAAGCCCAAGCACTTGCTGAAGCAGAACAAAAGAAGAGCGCGGCAGCGGCCAAACTTGAGGCATTGGGTCTTGATATTGACGATTTGAAAGCTCTTGGCCTTGCCTAAATTATGCAAGGCTGGCGTTCAATTAAGGGAGCAGATTGACGATGACTATCCGAACAGAAGTCGCAAAAGCGATGGTTGGATTGGCGACGCTAGGCACTCAGCTCGTAAATCGGATCACAACCCTACTGAAGACGGAATCGTTAGGGCGATCGATATTACAAGCGATTTGGGAAGTCATCCGGAAGAAGCCCACTCGGTCGTAGAAAAGATTCGCAAATGCGCCAAGCGAGGCGATAAGCGAATTTCTTATTTGATTTTTGACGGGCGCATTTGCTCATCTATGTTAAATTGGAAGTGGCGCAAATACAAGGGTATCAATCCTCATCGTTCGCATTTCCATATTAGCTTTACAAGTCTCGGGGACAACGACGGGTCTTGGTTTGACCTAGAAGGAGAACGAAATGTCAAGCGATCTAAAAAAGGCGGCGGAAAGCTGGCT